TAACCCACTATCACCCTACCTATGAAGACCATCACTTGGTATTCCATCCGCAAAGCCCTCACCGAACAGGGCCTTGCTTGGTCCGTCACCACGGGCCTCCCGGCCAATGAGTTCACGGGCGTTTGCGTCACCAACTACATCAACGACCTCATGGACACCCAATCCGCCGTCAGCGCATTCCGCGTAAACGCCGGGGACGAGATCGTCTGGGTCCCGCAGTCCCTCTTGCGGACCCATGTTCCCGCCCGCTTCCGCCGTCTGCGCGGCCTCATCACCAATCCGTCGTTCATGATGGCTCGCAGCACCGTCGCCACCATCCAGCGCCGCCGCAGCGAAGTCGCCGAGAACGGCGTGCCCGACCCGCTCGCGAGGCCATTCGCGTCCCGTATGTATGAACTGCTGTATTCCCTGCCGCTTGCGCCGGGAAAACAGTCCTCCAGCCTGTGGAGCCACCGACATACGTTCGACCTTTACGACTACCAATACGCGGTGGGGCTCGAATTCGAGTCCTACGGCACCATCGAGCGCCGCGAGCTCATCTCCAAGCTACCGATCTGGACTCGCGTCGCAAGCGACGGCTCGATCCGCCCGCCCGGCGGGCAGAACGGCCACGAGATTCGGGTGCTCCTCGACCGCTCGGTTGCCGAGCCGCGTCTGTTCAACCTCTGCAAGCGATTTGCCACGCTTGGCCTCCGCGTCAACAAGTCCTGCGGCTTGCACGTGCACCTCGACGCCCGAAGCCTGTCCTTCCCCGAGGTGATGGCTCGCGCCAAGATCATGGACAAGTGGCTCACCGCCCTGATGGAGCTCCTCCCCGTATCGCGGCGAGACAACTCCTACTGCAAGTGGGGCATTGCCCAGCACGACCGCTACCGCGCCGTCAATGTGCAGGCTTGGGCCGCCCACAAGACCATCGAGGTCCGCTGCGGCTCCGCCACCTTGGACTACAACAAGGTGCTCGCTTGGCTCCGCCTCGTCGAGCTCATCCGGGCCGTGCCCAAAGGCCCCAAGGCAGCCTCCTGCATCGCCACACTTGAGCAACTCCCGCTCGCTGCCCACGACCTCGCCTTCTGGCGAGCGCGCCATCGCGAGCTCAACCCGTGGCAATACAGCGCAACCGCCACCGACACCACCACCGACAGCGAATAATCCTCATCACTATCACTCCCATGTGTAAGCTTCTCTTCCTCACGGGCCACAACCCGGCCCAACGCAATTCCATCATCCGCCACGCTTGGCGCTATTTCGAGCGCACCGGCGAACGCGACGGCTTCGGCGCCGCGTGGATCAGCCGCTCCGGCAAGCTCGCCCACATCCGCTCCTCCAACCCGCTCCTCACCAATCGCCTCACCGAATGGTCGGAAGGCTGGCACGACCAAGTGGGCTACAACGAGCCCTCGGACGGCTCCGCCCTCATCATCCACGGGCGCAAGGCCACTTGCGGCAAGTCCCTCGACAACACCCATCCAATGCTGGACGTAGAGCAAGCTCTCGTCCACAACGGCATCGTCGAGTCCGACCGCTACAAGAACTCGTCCACCACCTGCGACTCGGAACTTCTCCTCCGCGCCATGCAGGACAAGGGCACGGCAGGCCTTGCCTCAATCGAAGGCTACTTCGCCTTCGCCCTCCTCGATGCCAAGGCCAAGCGCCTCACCATCGTCAAGGACGACCAAGCCAGCCTAGTCTCCGCCCGCATCCCGGGCTACGGCTACGCCTTCGGCACCACAAGGGAAGCCGTAGCTTGCGCCACGCCCCTCGATTGCTCGCCCGTCAAGGACTTCACCGCCCTTGAATGGTCCACCCGCAAGCCCCACCGGCCCATGTCAATCTCCACCTTCACCAAAAAGGAGAGGGTTTACGTGGCACCCAAGTCCACCAACTGGCGCTCCGCCAAGGACTACTACGGCTCCATCGAGCACGCCAACGTGTCCCCGTCCCACCACAACGCCGCATCTTACCAAGACCTATTCGGATCATGAAACATATCCTCGGCGGCTTTGCCGACTTCGCACTCGGAGCCCTAGCCGCCCTACTCGCCATCTGCAGCGTTCTGCTCTACCTCATCCTCTACGGCGGGCCTGACAAGCCCACCCAACCCAAGCCCAAAAAGGGGTACGAGGACCCCGGGAGATAGGTTCATAGGGTAACGCATATCTCGCACACGCAAACCCTAGGCTAACCCCCTAGGGTTTTTTTGTTTCCCTTGAATCCAGAGCGAGCCAAGGCTCGCAGTAATCACCTGTACCATTCGTCCTTACACGGGGGGGAGGGGGTCGACGGAGGCTGCGGGGTTCCAGGACACATTGGGTCAAGCCGCCTCTTAAACTTTTTTACAAACGCTTCCTGAAGCTTAATGGTATTAAGGGACGGGGGAAACGGGTGAAAAGTTACACCAGAACAGAAGATTTTTTAAAAAAGTCCTATTATGGGCCCGCCTGTCCCAGATTGACAGGCAGTGGGGGATAGTCCCCAGATTGGGGTATGAGTGAACGAGCCGCCATCAGGAAAGAAGTGGCTAGGGCCATAGTGGCTGCTGGGGAGAATGGGCGGAGCATTGAGGCGCGGCAGCCTGAGCGGGCGGCTAGGTTGTTGGAGTTGATGGCTGAGGGAAGGAGTTGGAAGAGCATTGTGCGGGAGGAGAACGTGGATTGGTACACGCTGGTGGGGCTAAGGGCACGGCATAAGGGCTTGATAGACAAGCGGAAGGAGATTGTGGCGCAGGATGCGATGGAGTTGATTGAGGGGGCGAGGATGCTCCAGCAGGAGAAGATGAAGATGCTTTCGGAGGATGAGGGAGCCCTTAAGCGTGTGAACATCAGGGACTTGGCGATGAGTTATGGCATTTATGCGGACAAGTTCTTTATGGCGACGGAGGGGAACAGGGTGACGGTGGAGCACAAGAGTAGTGCGCCCAGCTTGGAGGATGCGATGAAGGCCATTGAGGAGGCCAAGGCCAAGCTGAAGGAGAGCAGCATTGAGGTGGTGACGAAACCTGTGGAGGGTGTATGAGAGTCTCTTGGCTTCCATGCAACAGGCCTAGCCTTGGCATTTGGATTACCAAGGCGATGATTACGTCGTCTTGGACGGATGTGTCTACGGGCAAGCGCCATTACGGCCAGTATTCCTTTATGGGGGGCGGCTACTGGTCCTGCACCATAGGCTTCTGGCGGTGGAAGCTGGAGATACGCCAAGCAAAGTAGACTTTCCTTTACAAATGAATCACTTGGTATCTGGCGTTAAGAGCTTGGCGATGTGGGGCCAGTGGCAGCAGAAGGTTGCTGATGCCGGGGACCAGTATGCGAAGAGCCCTGTTTTCGTGGAACAGGACAGCCAGAGGCCCGAGGAGTTTGAGGAGGTGGCCAACTGGATTAAGAGTTGGGACGAGCCTCCGTTCGACTTCTACGGCCGGTTGCGGGACGTAAACCACGGGGCTAGGTCTGTGCCCACCAGTGCGTTTGGTCACGTTACCCGTCAGTGGCTAGACTCCAATACGGAGCTCTGGTTTCTGAACAAACACGGGCTGCTGAAGCGCAACTTCTTGGACATTGGTGCCGGGTATGGGCGTTTGGCCGTAAGTGCGTCTTACTACGTCAAGGACTACTGGTGCACGGACGGGGTGTCCATAAGCCAGCGGGCTTGCTCGACGCACCTCAACAGTTATGTTCATACCGGGAATGTCCACGTAGTAAATCCCGAGCAGCTCTTGGAGCAGAAGCCCTCGCTGGATGTGGCGGTGAACATCCATAGCTGGAATGAGTGCTCGCTGCATTCAATTGCCTGCTGGCTTGAAATACTGAAGCTTTTGAAGGTGCCCTTCCTATTTACGGTGAGCCACGGGCAACTGGCCAACAACAACGCCTATCTCTGTCACCAGCAGGGTCATCCGTCCTACCTGCCTCTCTTGCAGGACAAGTATCGTTTAGTTGAGGAGCTGACACTTGGAATGTCGTCTCACCCCTACGCTTTATGGGAGGCTAAATGAGCCTAGTATGGCAGGAGCACGAAATCCTTAAGGCTCCTACCGATGGGGAGCTGGCTCAGATGAAGCCGGAGGATGTCCTCAAGCTTCACGAGGTCTACCATTCGGCCATTGCGAACAGCAAGCGAGACCCGTACAGGTATGGCTGGAAGCTTCCCCATTGGAAGGATGCGGAGGAGCTGCTGACGGTGCATTCCGAGCTGCTGGTGAGCGGGGGCAACCGGAGCGGGAAGACGAGCTGGGCGGCTCACGCCGTGGTGAAGGCGGCGGTGGAGAACCCGGGGTCGGTCATAATGTGCTTTGCCCAGAATGCGGATGTGTCCATCCGGCAGCAGCAGAGTGCGGTGTACGACGCCCTGCCCGAGGAGTTTAAGACCAAGGTGCTGGGGACTGAGGAGAACGTGTCCTACACCCGCAAGAACGGGTTCTCCAAGTCCAGCCTCATCCTGCCCGTCAGCAAGAGCTCGATCATCTTCAAGACCTATGCCCAATTCCTTAACAACGACACAATCCTTGAAGGTGCTGAGCTTGGCAGCCGGAGTCCTAGCTGGCTTAACATTGGGGCTTGGTGTGACGAATATCTCGTCGGCCCGGAACTCCTTGGGACTCTTCGTTTTCGCCTCGCTACTCGCAACAGCAAGCTGGTCGTTACTTTCACACCTATCGACGGATACACCGAAGTCGTCCGCGACTACGTGCAAGGGGCGGAGACGTTCAAAAGCAAGCCAGCCGAGCTTCTCGGTGGACGGAGCGTCCCATACCTACAGCGCTCAAGGAACCGGGATGCAGGCATCATCTACTTCCACAGTAGGGACAACCCCTTCGGTGGTTACGACCGTATCGCCAAGGACCTCGCGAACAGGCCGGAACCGGAAATCCTCACCCGCGCCTACGGCATAGCCACCAAGTCGCTATCCACCCGCTTCCCCAACTTCAGCCGGGAAGTGAACGTGGTGGAGCACAAGTCGATCAATCTGAAGGGCACGACCAAATATCTAATCCTAGACCCTGCTGGCCGGAAGAACTGGTTTATGGCGTGGGTGGCGGTGGATGAGTCGGATACGTGGTGGGTCTACCGGGAGTGGCCGGACATCAACGTGGGCGACTGGGCCAAGTGGCAGGGCGGCAAGTGGGTGGGTGGCGAGGGGTCGAAGGGCCTTGGTTACGGGATACGTGACTACGTTGACCTGATTACAGGGATGGAGGCCGAGACGGGGGACGCCATCTTTGAGCGGCTGATTGACCCCCGCCTTGGTGCTGCCAAATATCAGACGCAAACCGGCGTATCGTCCGTTATGGCTGACCTTGAGGATGCCGGGCTGGTGTTTATGCCTGCCCCGGGGCTGGACATCGAGGAGGGCTTGCAGGCCATCCAGACCAAGCTGGCCTACAACCGGAAGGCCCCGATGGACGCCCTCAACCGCCCGCACCTGTACATCTCAGACCGCTGCGAGAACATCATCCAAGCCTTTCAGGAATACACGGCGGAAGGCGGGCTGGATGAGGCGTGGAAGGACCCGATTGACGTTCTTCGCTACGCCGCCGTGGCCGACATTCGTTACATAGCCCCCGGTCAGATGACCACTACCAGACCTAAAAATGCCTACTACTGAGATTCCATTTGCCGATTTGGCCAAGGAACTGAAGATTACCAAGTTCCAGCTAGCCAAGATTAGGGACGAGAAGCTGTCCGACAAGGACTGGAAGCTGGTGAAGGGACGGCAATACTTCACGGAGGAGGGTGCAGACAAGGTGCGCCTTGCCGTGGCCGTGCCCTTGGCGGTGCCCAAGCGGCTGGTGATGCGGGCCCTGAAGGCTGCTCCTAACCCGCATTGGCTGTATTGCATCCCCGAGAAGGGCTTGGGCGACAAGGTGTTGGTGGCCGTCAAACCGAGCTGGTGTGATAGGCTGGTGGGCAAGCTAATCAACGTAGATGTCATCGAAGACGCCAATGGCGGCAAAACCTACCGGCACGAAGCCCTCGGAGGAAAGTGACCTGTCACTTTGCCCTGAGTGGCAGGCTGAGCAGGTGGATCGGCTGTTGGGCTTTGAAATCCTGACGCGAGCGTTGTCAGCCTGCTACCAGCCCGTCTCTCCTGAGCGGCTGGGCGACAAGCTTGGGGTGGGCAAGGGTTTCTCTAATCGCATCATCGTAGACATTAAGCGCAGGTATTCCTATGGAAAATGACACTCAAGAGGCCTTGACGTATGTAAGCGCCAAGCCCGACGTGCTTGCGCTGAAGAATGCCTACGACCGCACGGTGAACGATTTGGCGTGGTATCTGTCGTCCACCCGCGACAGCTATGACTACCGACGCAACATCTGGCCGAACAAAGCAAAAGACCTGCGTAAGTGGGGCCCGGACGCCTTCCCCTTTGAAGGAGCCTCGGACACGGAGGTGCCCCTCATTGACCAGTTTATCAACACTTACGTTGCGCTGTGTATGTCGGCGCTGTCGCGGGCAAACATCCGAGCTTACCCGGTAGAGCTGGGCGACCTCCAGCGGGCCCGGGTTACTTCGGCCTTCCTGAAGTGGATGGTGGCGGCGTACATCCCTGACTTTAAGCGTCAGATGGAGCTGGGTGCCAACTACCTCTTTGAGCGTGGCATTATGGTGAGCTACGTGGGGTGGCAGAAGGAAGACCGCACGTTCCGTCAGCGGGTGGAGCTGGCGCAGATTGCTCAGGCCAGCCCCGACTTGGCCAGCCTCATCATTGAGGGCAAGGCGGACGACCAGATTGCCATCCTGCTCACCCAGCAGTTCAAGGGCGTGACGGAGAAGCAGGCCAAGGTGGCGGTGAAGGAGCTGCGTAAGACGGGCATGACGGAGCTGTCCGTGGTGCGCCAGTCGGTGAATGGTCCGGTGGTGAACGCCCTAGCCCCTGACGGGGATGTGTTCTTCCCGGCCTACACCACCGACTACCAGAAGGCCCCGTATTGCTTCCTGCGCGTCCTGATGTCGGCCCAGCAGCTTGAGAACAAGGTGGCGACGGAGGGCTGGGATAGCGACTGGGTGGACAACGTGCTGGCTCAGCAGCCCGTCTCCATCGATCTCACCGACCCCCGTACCAACACGGAGACCAATCGCTCGGCCCAGCAGATGACCAATGAGCTGTACGAGGTCATCTACGCCTACCAGCGGATGGTGAAGCGGGAGGATGGCTCGCAAGGCATCTACTGCACGGTGTTCAACCAGAAGTGGACGGGCCGGGATGGGGAGCCCAAGTATGCCAAGTTTGAGCTCCTGAACGGCTACGACGACTATCCCTTTGTCGTCACCAAGCTGTTTGAGGACAACAAGCGCCTGTACGAGCTGGCGACGGTGCCGGAGATGCTGCGTGGCTTGCAATGGGCCATCAAGGGCGAGCGGGACAGCCGTTCCGACCGCAACAGTATGGCGACCATTCCGCCCCTGCTCTACCCCGTGACGGGTCAGCCGCCCACGGACTACGGTCCGGCGGCCCGCATCCCCTACCGGCGGATGGGTGAGATTCAGTTTGGGCCTACGCCCCCGTACAACCCGGGTAGCGTGGAGCTGGAACAGACGATGCTCCAGCAGGCGAACACGATGATGGGGCTGGATCACGAGAATCCGATGTCCCGCATCCGTCAGCAGCACTTCGTGGACAAGTTTTTGCACCACGTTCGTGATGTCATCCGGCTGGCCTTCAAGTGCTACCAGCGTTTTGGCCCAGAACAGGTGTTCTTCCGCGTCACGGGCGTGTCCGATCCCCAGCGCTTCAGCCGTGGCGACCCGAACGAGAACTTCGACATCGTGGTCAACTACGATGTGCTGGCCGCTGACCCCGAAAACCTCGAAACTCAGCTCAATCAGTTTGTGAGCTTGGTCCAATTCGACCGGAATGGCCGCATCAATATGGACCGGATGCTGGAAGTGATGGCCTCAGCCGTCAATCCGGTGTTGGCCGATGCCGTTCTCCAGCCTGCCGAGGAGGCCCAGCAGCAGATCGTCAAGCAGGTGACTGACGACCTGTCCAAGATTTACGCTGGCATCGAGGTGGGGGCCCGTCCGAATGGCGCTCAGGTGGCGATGCAGACCATCCAGCAGTATTTGCAGCAGCCGGACGTTGGTCAGCGCTTCCAGCAGGACAAGCCGTTCCAAGACCGGCTCAACAAGTATATGCAGCAGTACCAATTCCAGATGCAGCAGATGCAGAATGCCCAGATTGGGCGGATTGGTACGGCCCCCGCCCAGATGGGCGAGGTGAGCACGCAGGGCCTTAGCGCTTAAGGGCGTCCCAGCGCTCCTTAACGGCCTTGTAGTTGGCCTGCTCCAGTATGTCGTCGATGACGCAGATGCGTCCGGCGAGCTGTTGGAGCGTTTCCGTGGGCCGGTCGTGGAGTTGGGCAATCCAACCCTCACGGACGTTGTGCAGGGAAGTTAGGAACTCAACGAAGTACTCGTTGTTCTGAAGGATTTCTAGGGACTTAGGG